TCCAATCCTCAGAACAAGATTCAGCGTGGCTTGTACGGCATTGATATGGCACCGAAGGTGGATACTTGTGAGTATAGCAATCTTCCTGCCCCAACTGCCTATCAGCCCACCACGATTCTTCTGGCTCAGCCGAAGCTCAAGGTTGAGGTGGACAATCTGGTCCCGAACAAGGATGCCACGTATGTCCCATTTGGCTTTCACAAGGATCTAAACACCATTCTTTCTTCCAAGCAGTTTTATCCGGTATTCATCACGGGTCTTTCTGGTAATGGTAAGACCACGATGGTGGAGCAGGTGTGTGCTGCGCTGAAGCGTGAGTGTATCCGTGTGAACATCAGCATTGAGACGGACGAGGATGACCTTATCGGTGGCAACACGCTTGTGGATGGCAACGTGGTGTATCGTGAGGGTCCGGTCACCATTGCCATGAAGCGTGGCGCCGTTCTGATTCTGGATGAGTGTGACCGTGGCAGCAACAAGCTCATGTGTCTCCAGGCCATTCTGGAAGGCAAGCCCTACTTCAATAAGAAGACCGGCGAGACCATTTATCCTGCGCCTGGCTTCAACATTGTGGCGACTGCTAATACCAAGGGTCAGGGTATGGGTGATGGCAAGTATATGTCAGCTCAAATTCTGGATGACGCCTTCCTTGAGCGCTTTGCCGTCACCATCGAGCAGGAGTATCCTTCTAGCAAGGTGGAGAAGAAGATTATCATGAAGAAGATGCAGCGTGTGGAGAAGGTGGACGAGGATTTTGCTGATAAGTTGGTTCAGTGGTCGGATATTATCCGTAAGACGTTCCGTGAGGGTGCCATTGATGACCTCATCTCTACTCGGCGTCTGGAGCATATTGTGAATGCCTACGCCATGTTTGGTGACCGCATGAAGGCCATCAATCTCTGCATCGCTCGCTTCGACGAGGAGACCAAGACCAGCTTCCTCGACTTGTACACTAAGGTGGATGCAGGTGTCACAATGCCCTCGGCCGACCAGGCCGAGGCGGACATTGGAATCATGGCACAGGATGTAACCTTTTAATCAGGTAATAGGCAATGGATCTGGAACGCTTTGATTTAGGAAATGGGAAATTCATTTGGGCTCATCCCAAAGAAAAGTGTCAAAGTGAACATTGTACAATTCATAATCCTAGCAATCATAAGATGAAAGATTGGCCTTTGAATTGGAGAACAGATAGGTATATGATGGAGCGAGTTTGCACACATGGTGTTGGGCATCCGGATCCAGACCACATGGCGTTCATCAGAGATAAGCATGGTGATGAGTATGCCAACGTGGAAGGAATTCATGGGTGTGATGGATGTTGTCATGACTAATCCCATGGTGAACTATTCTGAAATCACGAAACAAATGGCTAGTCAAATGTATAATGTTCGTGATGAGTACAAGGCCAATACGTATGAACAGAATGTTGCCATTTCCATTAGTGAACAGCGTCCGTTTTCAGTAGGTGCCATTAATGTAACAGGTGAATTGAATATAGGAATGATGATTCGGTCGGCGTGTCTATTGGGTGCAGAGAACTTCTATATCTTTGGACGCAAGAAATTCGATAAGCGGTCTACCGTAGGGGCTGAGAAATATATCAATATTGTCCAATATGTGTTTGATGACCCGATACACGCTGATACCGAAATCAATACTCAATTAGAGTATTTACTGAAATGGAATAGTGTGGTGTTGTGTGAACACGGCGGTACTGAGGTGGGAACGCATAAGGCGAAGCAACTATATCAGGAAGAATGGATGCGTCCCTTGTTCATGTTTGGTAGTGAGAGTCATGGAATGCCCGCTGTTGTTGCAGATAATCCACACTTCTATAAGCTCAGCATTCCTCAACGTGGTGTTCTTCGCAGTTTCAATGTATCAGCAGCAATGAATATCATTTTATGGGATTACATCAAGGAGATGTATATATGATATGTAATGAGTGTAGGCAAAATAACCTACGAAGCAAGGTCTATATCATGGACAGCTTCTATGATTTAATTGAATCACAAGATAGATTTTTCGATGAAGATGGCAAGTGGCACTGTCATGACAACAATGCCACAACTATACAATACAAATGTTCTAACAATCATGAATGGACACAGGTGAAATATGCATCATGTTGGTGTGAAAATTAAAGAAGCATCCGTATTATTCTTTATTCAAATATTAAGTTACACCATTTGGTGTATCAACTTCCGTGCCGTGGCTGATGCACATTACCATACAGCTGCCATGTCTGACTTCATGATTGCATCCATCCAATTCTTTGTGATTCGCAAAATTTCTCATGGTCAAGACCATGCACATCAATGGGCTGGTTATGCTTTGGGAAGTGTGGTGGGTAGTTATCTAGGCATTTGGATTTCCGCATCATTCTTGGGGGGTTGAAATGAATCCAAGATTCAATGTTAAAATTCCTGATGAGCTTAAACAAGACATCATTAATTTTTCATTGTGTGATAACAATGAAGTTTATTTCAATGTGAACAGAAGCAATGATTTATACCATCGCAGGAGATATTGTGTTATTAGCAATCATCCCCATTTACTTTTGTGTAAAAATATTGAACAATTTTCCAAACAAGCATATGCAGAAATAGGTGTGGATAATTTTATACCTGAACACATATATGGTAATTTTATTGGTGTGAATCTACATGATGGCAATGTCCACTTACACAGGGATCCAAGAAATGATAAGGGATTTATTCATACTAGATTTAATTTTTTAGTGCAGAAGCCTGAACAAGGCGGTGAACCTGTCATTGATGATGTCTTGTATCCCATGGAAGAAGGGCAGGCGTGGATTAATTTGGCATCAGAATGGTTGCATGGATCCACACCCGTTGTTGGAGCCAGAGCTAGAATAGTATTAAGTTTAGGTGCCTATGTTCATCCGGGTGTGATAAGATATCTTCAAGACAAAATGGAGAATGGAGTATGCACTTGACAAAAGAACAACTTCTTGTTATGTTGAAGAAGGCTTATATGCGAGGTGTTTATGAACACATGGAACAACGATATCGTAAGCCGGATAGTCCGATAAAAGATTATCCAAATATTCCCATTTCTGACCATATTGTGAGCGATTTAATTCAGGAGGTTCTATGAAGCCCGTTAGTCCACGATATCCTACGTATGTAATTTACGAAGGATATGATAGAGCTTTGGCCTTGGAATCTGTAGGACAAGGTTGGGCTCCGTTAATTAATGAAGTGTTTGATTACATGGAAAAGAATCCTTCTCCTACCAAGGTGATTCAAGTCAAGGAGAAGTTTGGTGGGCTTCGCGTGTACACAGATGTCATGGATGATGGTCTGGATACCATTATTCGTTCTGTTGGAAAGCGAAGTTTTGAAGTGTGTGAGGATTGTGGTAAGCCAGGTGCACTTCGTGAGGGTAGTTGGTATCGCACACTATGCGATACTCATGCAGATGGCAAAAAGAAAATCAAGGTATAATTATGGAAGACATCAATTATAAATTCAATGAAGATAGAATCTTAAATGAATTACGGGCATATATTGATGCCACATATGGTGAACATTATTCACACACTAAGTTTCAATCTGCCGAATTCATTTTCGACAATGGACATGGTGTGGGGTTCACTGTTGGTAACATCATGAAGTATGCACAACGGTATGGTAAAAAGAACGGATACAATCGCAAGGACATCTTGAAAATCATTCACTATGCTATTATGTTACTATATGTACATGATGAAGGACAACATTTAAACACCACTGAGGAGTAACGGTATGAAGATTAGCAACAAAACACTTTCTCTACTACAGAGTTTCGCACAAATTAGCAGCAACTTGCTTGTGAAGCCTGGTCAGAAGTTGGCAACACGAAACGCTGTAAACAGCATTCAAGCACGTGCTGTTGTTGAGGAAACATTCCCACAGCAGTTTGCCATCTATGATTTGAATCAGCTTCTATCTCTTATTTCCGTGTCACATAATCCTGACATTGAGTTTGGAGATAAGAGTCTAACCATTCGTTCCGAGAACGGCGGTGAGATTGAATATTTCTATGCAGATGAATCATTGGTGACAGCGCCTAATGAGAATCCTCCTCAGCTTGAGGATGTGTATACATTCAAGATGACGGCATCTGACATTCAAACCATTGTCAAGACAGCTAGCATCGTGTCAGCAACCATGTTGAACATCGTGTCTGAGAAGGGTAAGGTGACACTTAGCATCAATGACCCGAAGAACTCCACATCACACAGCTACAAGAAGTCTCTTGGTGACTCTGACAAGGTGTTCAATGTGAAGATGGCAATTGACAGCTTCAAGGTGGTGGCTGATGAATACAATGTTCGTGTAGCAAATGCTGTCGCCAAGACAGGCAAGGTGTTGGTGTTCTTCTTTGAATCTACAACTTCTGATTTAACATATCTTATTGCGGCTGATTCTACATCCAAGGTGTAATCATGCAAGCAAATCGTGAGCAGTTTCTTTGGGTTGAGAAGTATCGTCCTCGGACCATTCGTGATTGTATTCTGCCTGACAATTTAAAAAACACATTCCAGGAGTTTGTGGATCAAGACAACATCCCTAATATGTTGTTGTCTGGCACAGCCGGGACAGGCAAGACTACAATTGCACGGGCTCTGTGTGAAGAATTAGGGTGCGACTACATCATCATCAACGGCTCGGAAGAGTCTGGGATTGATGTATTGAGAACAAAAATTAAAGACTTCGCAAGTACTGTTTCGTTGGCCGGCAAGGTCAAGGTTGTGATACTTGACGAGGCAGATTATCTCAATCCTAATTCCACACAACCCGCTCTCCGTGGATTCATTGAGGAGTTCAGCAAAAATTGTCGGTTCATTTTCACTTGTAACTTCGCTAACAGAATCATCGCGCCGCTTCATAGTCGGACCACAGTGATTGATTTCCGTTTGACAAAGCAAGACCGTCCACAAATGGCAGCAAAGTTTTTCAAGCGTGTTGTGGACATTTTGAATCAAGAAAACATCACACACAATCCCAAGGTGGTGGCTGAGATTGTGAACAAGTATTTTCCTGATTATCGTCGTGTGTTGAATGAACTTCAGCGGTATTCAGCTTCTGGTACTATTGATGAAGGCATCTTGGTGAACATTTCAGATGCCAACTTAAAGGAGTTGGTGTCCGCTCTTCGTGAAAAGGATTTCAAGAAGATGCGCACTTGGGTTGTGAACAACTTGGACAATGACCCGAACGTGTTGTTCCGAAAGTTGTATGATACATTGTTGACTGAAGTGGTTCAAGTTCCTCAATTGGTTCTTCTGTTGGCTGATTATCAGTACAAGGCGGCATTCGTGGCTGATGCTGAAATCAATCTTGTGGCGTGTCTCACAGAAATCATGGCAGCATGTGAGATGAAGTCATGACCGAGAAGAATCTTGATGGTGAATTCATCAAGGATTGGGTTGTAGAAGAAGATTATAAAATGACGAAAATCAGTCCTTTTGATTTCGTGAATGCCATACATTACACAAAAGAAAATCTCATCGTTGATGATTGGAGTGAGAAGCAATATAATCCGTTTGTAGTAAACAAGTCATTGAGTTTCGGGGCTGATACTGTCATTCCCGCTAATGAAATGAATAGTCGTCCCCATCTGGAAAAACGCCTCCAGTTCGACTTCCTTATAAATACCATTAGACCTCGTAAGCGGTT